GGCAAAATCTACAAAGACTGGGCAATTATTGACAGCGTTCCCCACGAAGCCAGATTGATGCGTTTAGGACTGGATTTTGGCTATGCCAACGACCCTGCCGTCCTTGTCGCGCTTTATTTCTATAACGGCGGGTATATAGTCGACGAACTAATCCATAGAACGCACATGACCAACTCCAAAATAGCTGATTATATAAACAACTGGGACCACCCTAATACCCTTTGCGTGGCTGATTCGGCCGAACCTAAGAGTATCGCCGAAATGTTGGAGTACGGCGTCCAAATTATCGGCGCCAATAAAGGACCAGGCTCTGTAAACCAGGGAATCCAGTGGGTCCAGGACCAACGCATGAGTATGACTAAACGAAGTACCAATGTAATCAAATCCTACCGAAACTACATGTGGCGAACAAATAAAGACGGCGAAATCCTAGACCTGCCAGACCACAACTTCAGCGATGCCATGGACGCTATTAGATACGGAATGGAAACTCTCCGCCCAAGTGACGACAAAGATAAAATTTACACATCGGGGAGGATTACCAAGCTATGGGCTACATAAACATTACAGATGATTTGAACGCTCGTGGGCGGAAGGAATTGAAGGTCGGACAGACTATGCACTTTGACTTTGAAGGCTCGCCAGTTTATCTGAAAATTATGAAGAAAGAAGGTGGTAAGGTCTGGGCTAAGCGCCTTGACCCTAAAAAATACCTGACTCCAGAAGAAGCTGACGACCAAGTAATGGTAGAACGAAAAAAATTGTAATCACGAGCTTTATGTGGTATGTTGCCCTTGTAATACAAAAACGAGGCAATCTTGGCGCACAACTATCTCAAACCCGAAAATTTAGTAGAAATCTTAAAAAGATGCAAGTCTTGTGGAGTTGAGTTTCCTCTATCAGATTTTTACATAGACGCAAGAGGCAAAGATGGTAGAGTCGCTAACTGTATGACTTGCGATTTAGTTCGCAGAAAAGAATTGCGGATTAAAAAAGAGAAGTCTGGTGGATTCGGTTATTGTAAAGCGTGTAAAAAACCCTTGAGTGCTGGAAACCCTAAAACTACTGGGCTTCACAGAAGCTGTGCTGTGGGCGATAAGTCCTGGAATTATAAAGGAGGTCATATAACAATACAGGGATATAGGGTAGTAGAAAGTAACGGTATTCAAGTTAAAGAACACCGCTTGGTGATGGAGAAATGGTTAGGCCGAAGACTCTACTCCGATGAGAATGTACATCATATTAACGGAGTAAGAGATGATAATAGAATAGAGAATCTTGAGCTTTGGGTACGGTCTCAACCACCAGGGATTAGAGTCAAGGATGCTGTTAAGTGGGCTAAAGAAATGCTCGAAAGGTACACATAATGGCGTATTCATTTTTGAAGCCTGATAATTTGGTGGATATTTTCCGCACGAGTCAGCAATATACGGAAGGTTTAACCGACGGTTTCCCAGAGTTTGAACGCATCGCCCGCAACAAGCCTCACGCCTCAATTCCCAAGGAATATCCCAAGACTACCGACGGTACTACGGCTTCAATTATCCGCAAAACCCCTCATCGCATTATCCAGCAACTCCCAACAGGCAAGGTTAAGTCCACCACTAATGACTGGCTGAGTGTAATTGCTTCGTTTATTTATACGAATAAGATTATCCCCAGCGCCAATGAAGGCTACGCCCTTTTACAAAAATGCTGGTCGGTGGTTGAGAAGTTCCTGACCTTTGGATATTGCCCAACCTACGTACCGTTTGTTAATCATCATGGTTATTTCTGTACCGATTTGCGTATACCGTATTGGGGCGATATATTCTTGCAGCCTGGAAAACTAAGCGATGCTGATTCAAATTATGTTTTTATGCGTTCTTGGTGGCAGACTAAAGACATTGACGCTCTTATAGAATCGCAAGGCAAACTCGATAAAAAACTGCGTACTTGGGATATTGAAGCTCTTAAAGCCGTTAAAGATTTTGAATCAACTAAGGACGAAAAAGCCAAAACGCCAGCTGAGAGAGAAAAGAATATCGACAGCAAAGGCGGAGTTGAGCTTATAACAGGTTTCCAAAGAGGCAAGGGGGCTAAGTTTTATACTTTCCACATTCAGACTGCAGGTGCAGGTAATAAGAAAGGTTCAGGCACGATAGTCCGAACCAAGATAAACAAAGACCCCCGCGGTGAATTACCTGTTTCTTTCGCTTATGGAGATATAGATGGCAGTAATCCGTTTGGGCGCTCAATTATTGAACTGGTTGGCGGACTTCAAAACCTGATGGACGCTGAGATGCAGATGTACCAATACAACCGTGCCTTGCAGTTAAACCCGCCACTTATAAAAAGAGGTAACTTTTCTAAGAATAAGATTAAGTTCGCTCCCAATATTATTATAGATGTCGGCTCTGACCCTAACGCTACAGTTGAACCGTTAAGAATAGACAGCGATGCTCTTAAAAACTTCCCTCAAAACTACGGCATGATGAAGTCGCAAATGCTTAATCTCTTGGCGAGTCCTGATACTTCCATATCAGCCGAGATTGGTAATCCAGGCTTCTCCAAAACCCCGCAGGGCGTTGAAGCCAGCCAGGCTAACTTATCTATAGACGATAATTACGTTCGCAAACAGTTTGAAACTTGGTTTGAACGCTGGAGCGAAACCGCCATTAACTTATACTTCGCCGAACGGACGGGAATTGAAGAACTCCAGCTTGATAAGGACACAGCCAGCGAACTGCGCGAACTGGCGGCTGAGGGTAAGTTTGACCCCCGTATGCTATCCGACGATAATAAGATTCAAATAGACTATGACAGCGCAACCGAAGCCCTGAAATTTGAAGTTGACGCTTCTACCAGTAAGATGCAGGACGAAGTTAAAGAACTCCAATCACTTACAGGTCTTAAAGAACTGCTAGAGAAATCTGAAATCCTGCAATCCATTGTACCGCCTGAAAAGACTATGGAACTATGGAACGCTATTGTCGATAACTCAGGCACCGAGAACAGGGATAGGTTGAAGATGAACGACAAAGATAAACAAGCCGCAATCAAAAAACTCTCCCAGCCACAAGACGATACTAGGGAATACCTGAACTTTAGCTACAAAGACGCACCTGAAGATATCAAGCGCCAGATTGAAATGCAGTACGGCTTAGAGCCTTCTAAAGAAGTTTCGCCTACCGAGAAGCAACTTCAAGTCCAAGCTATGGGCGCCGAGCAAGGCAAAGATAAGGGTGGTATGACACCTGAACATCTTCTTAAAGCTGATGACCAAGCCTATAAACACGAGATAGACGCTGCCAAGTTAGAACTTGAAAGCCGAAAACTAGACATAGCTGAGAAACAAGCCAACAAACCGCAACCTAAACCCGTAAAAGCAAAGGCAGGTAAGTGATGGATTCTGAAGATTTATACCCGAATGATTCAACTTACTTTGACCCCTTCAAAGAGCCGATAGACCAGACTATTGAGCGCAAGAAAGAACGCGCCCAAACTCTGGAGGCTATGAATATCTTAAAGGACCACATTAAACGCCTTGAAGCACGGATAGCTTTTTACGAGCTGAATTCCTCAATACCTGATGAAGTCCGAGCTGAACCCGACAAATTCGTGATTATGTCCAACAGCCACATGCTGACCGCCAAGTGTTTACAAAGCGAAGTAGATTATCTGGGAGGGCTTATAGATTCATACAAAAGATGATTTGCGTGTTGGGCGCCCAAACACTATTGATTAAATTCATAGACGCCCAGCACGGAGACCATCTATCTCCCCCTCGCCGAGGCACGGCGTAAAACGAAAGGAACAATATGGCAGATGATAATGCCGACGACGTAAAAGACGCCGAGATAACACCCGACGACTTTGATGGGAAACAGGAAACCCCAAAAGCTGAACCGTCACCAGCAAAAGAGGCGAAAGCCGAACCCGAAGCAAAAGTAGAAGCGAAAGCAGACGCTGAAGCTGAGGACAAAAAACCTGAGGCTAAGGAAACAAAGGAGCCTGAAAAGGCAGAACCCACTAAAGTGGACACACCCGATGTTCCTACAAAGGCTGACAAAGAAGGCGATGAGGAAGCACCAGCTGAACCAGACGCCGATAAGCCAGCTGAAGACAAGCCGATGACGAAGGCAGACGAACGTAAAACCCAGCTCAATACTGAGATTAGAGATTTAGTCTCACAGCGAAACGCTATTAAGGCGGAAATCGAAAAGAAGAACGCCGAAGTGTATCAGCCCGCAGCTGAAGATGAGCTGACCGACCAGACCAATCCTGATACGGGGCAACCCTATACATCAGTTGAGGCGAAGGTTGAGGCCTTGCGCCAGGAACGAGAGATGGAAAAATACAATTCTCAAGTTGCTGACGCTCAACTCACAATTAGTAGTGAATCTGAGAGAGTCCTAAACGACTTCCCGATGTTCAATTCTGAGAGTGAGAGTTACGATAAGGAACTAGCCGAAGAAGCTGCAGAGCTTCTGCAAGCCAACCTCATCTACGACCAAAACACAGGTCAGGTAATAGGTTCAAATGTTTCGCCATATCAACTTTACAAAACCCTCGCTAGAGCTTCTGGAATCAGCGCGACGAAGGGTCAAATCAAGGGACAGCAAGCGACGGAAAAGATGTTAGCTAACGCCGACACCAACACCTCGACTGCTCCTGAGAAGAAACCCGCAGACCCGCTTACTGAAATGTGGGCAGAACCACTATAGAACCCAATGGCACTAGCGATTAAATAAAAAGGGAATGATGGCTTACCGTAGTATAAACGCCCATGACTACGACCCAGAATGGTTGATGTCTTATGTAGACACCATAACTTCTGATTGTTGGTTGTGGAACGGTAGTATGTACCAAAATGGCTATGGAAAGTACGGGAAAAGGGGCAAAATGGCTCACCGAATTTTCTATACACTATTTGTTGGTGCTGTCTCTGAAGATATGGCGTTAGACCACCTTTGCAGGAATCGTCGGTGCGTGAATCCCGACCATCTTGAAATTGTGACTCTTGTTGAAAACGTCATGCGCGGGAATAGTCAACATGCTATAAATGCGCGTAAAAGCCATTGTAAGCAGGGACACGAGTTCACCCCTGACAACACTTACATTCCGCAAAAAAGGCTTAATCGCCGATATTGCAAAGAATGTATTAAAGTACATTCTAAAAACCACATACAAAAATTAAGAACTCAAGCCCTAATAATATAGGGTTTAAGAAAGGAAGATAGAAATATCGCACAAAACTATGCTAGTGCAACGCTAGGCGTTATTGATGAACGTCTACACCTTGCCACAAAAACAGCCGATGTTGTTAACAAGGGCGGAGTACGCCTAGACTTCAACGGCAAAAACAGTGTGACCATTTACACTGTCGATACTGTAGCCGAGGTCAATTACACCCGTAGCGGTTCAAACCGTTTCGGTGCGTTAACTGAACTTGGAACTGGTACTCAGACTTTCACTCTGAGCCAGGACAAAGCCTTCACCTTCACTGTTGACCGAGGAAACTTGGAAGACTCAATGATGGTGCAGGAAGCTAACAAAGCTGTTAAACGACAAATTGCTGAAGTAGCTGTCCCAGCTGTGGACGACTACACCCTAACTACAGCTCACGCATCTGCGTTGGCTAACGGTTACGGCGCAACTGCCGCAGTTACAACTTCTAACGCTTACAATAAGTTCTTAGCCCAAAACGACGCTATGACTGAAGCAAAAGTCCCTGAAACAGGACGCTACTGCTTCATGACACCAGCAACTTACAGTTTGCTAAAACAAGACTCAACCTTTAGGTTAGCTTGTGATACTGCTTACGCCGACCTTAAAAAAGGAATAATCGGTCAAGTAGATGGTGTTACGTTAATCAAGGTACCAAGCGATTTGCTACCTTCTAACGAAGTCTTTCTGTTCATTTGGGACCAGGTCTTAATTCGACCCATGAAGTTCAACTCCACACGCATCCTTACAGATGTTCAAGGAATTGACGGTGCGGTTGCTGAAGGCCGACGATACTATGATGTCTTCATTCCAGCTAATAAAGCAGCTGGTCTAAGATACCATCTATCAGCCTAAACTAATCAGAGCTAGACTCACGTCTAGGAAAGGAAAACTATGGAAACAAGTACCCTACCGAAAGGTCAATCCAAGGAACGTACTAAAGGCCAGACAGAAAATGAGCCTGGCATATACGTTCACAAGCCAACGGGTAAGAAATTAGTTACCCGTGATGGCGAAGCAGGGATAATTCAGGCTGACGCCATAAAATCGCCTGTTTGGAAAGACCAATGGGAGCGCGTTGGTGATGTACCTAGCGGTACTGAACTACTTAAAATGCGCAAAGCTCAAGCCCTTAAAGACGCGAAGTCTGAAACTGACCCCAAAGTCAAAAAAGAACTTGAGCTGTTTGGAAACAGTTAAAATAAAGAAAGGAAATTAAATGGCAAACCAAGCTTACGCAGATAGACATCAGTTACCTGATGGTCGCTATGCTGTTGACATTGATGCAGCCAAAACACTAGCTGCTGAAGACAGTGGTCTTGTGCAAAACGTAGTTGCTACTGGAGTTACTATTACTCTCCCAGCCGTAGCTACACAAGGTGTTTGGACTATCCGCGATGGCGGCGTCCCAGAGACTGACGGACCTGATGGTGCTATTGTTTCGGCTTCTGTCGTGACAGTAGACCCTAACGCTTCAGATACTCTTGCTGGTCTAAACCAAGAAGGTACCGAACAAGACGGCAAATACTTTAAGAACACCGCTGGTGACCCTGGTGACGAAATCACCATTCTTAACACTGGTGCAACTAACGGCGGTCTAGTCGGCCCTACTATAGGTGACTGGTTAGCTGAAGGTTAAATCTTAATAGAGTAGAACTAAAGCCATGATAAGGATAATCGTTGATTCTTACGGCAGATTAGTTCCATCTCTTTCTCCGCACAATCCTTGAAATAGTGGATTGGTGGACGCTAAAAGTGGCAGCTAGAGTAATTTGCTTATAGCTGCCATCTTTATATAGCTGGCGAATAATGGCTATTTGTGTTTCATTTAATATAGCCATCGGGTTTTTAGAACCTTTGTGGTTCTTTTTTATTTTAGCCATATAAATAGAATAGCATGGGGCATATAAATCTAATTGACAGTTTGAGATGTTGCATTTACAATTTATCTATATCCTAAACAGGAAATAAAAACTTGGCTCAACACACGACTTTAGGCGAACAGTACGAAATCACTTCAGGTGTAGGTCTGCAGGCTGAAGAAGAAATTACCTTTACTGGCGATGCTGATAATGCTGGTGATGTAGCCACTACGCCATATACATTATTCACAGTTACAGGTCTGGTAAGTGCCATAGTTTATGCAATAGTTGAAGTGAACCTAACTAGCTCTGGCGGAACTCTTAAAGTTGGTACTAAGCGAACAGATGTAGCAGGGGGCGGTCTTGATACTACTGGCAGTCTTTTAGCTTCTACAACTGCTTCAACTCTTGATGCTTATGAAATTTGGTACAACAATGCTCCGCAATCTACTTTAGTAGCTGATACGGTTACTAACTTCCCTCGCAACGTTATTAGTCGGGATATTATCTTAACCGCTGGTACAGCCGATATAACTGCTGGACGCATTAGGTTCGTTTGTATTTGGAAACCAATTACTGATAATGCATCTGTTGTTGCTAGACACTTAGGCAGTCCGTCGCTATCACCTAGCGCAAGTTTGTCACCTAGCGCTTCTGTATCTCCTAGTTCATCACAATCACCAAGCGCCTCTAAGAGTGCTTCAGTTTCACCAAGCAGTTCACTCTCTCCAAGTGCCTCAGTCTCACCATCACAATCTGCTTCACGTTCTCCGTCAGCTAGTATCTCTCCATCAGCTAGTACCTCAATCAGCCCATCACACTCAATCAGCCCATCAGCTTCTCAGTCAATGTCGCCTTCTAGCTCTCGTTCACCTAGTGCGTCAATCTCGCCAAGTACCTCAATTTCAGGTAGCTTGTCGCCTTCTGCATCAGTTAGCCTGTCGCGCAGTCCTAGCGCTTCAGTATCAGCTTCGCTATCACCTAGCGCTTCTCTTTCACCTTCAGCTTCACTTAGCCCAAGCGCTAGCGTTTCACTCTCGCGTAGCCCAAGTGCTTCTCTTAGCCCATCTGCTTCACTTAGCCCAAGTGCCAGCGAATCACGTTCACCAAGTGCTAGTATCTCCCCATCAAGTTCAGTATCAGCTTCACCAAGTCCATCACCATAGGAGGTTTTTATGGCTAAATTTGGCAAGAGTATAGTGAATGTGATAAGAGGCGATACTCGTCAAATTAACCTCGCCTTTAAGGAGTCAGATGGCACAACAGCTATAAATCTGGCTGGCGGAACAGTTTACTTTACGGTTAATTCTAGTGCTGACCCCTCAGATGATACATCTGTGGCTTTTCAGAAAACTGTTGCTGGTTCTAGCGCTACTACGCCAGCATCAGGGCTCCACACTTTTACATTGACGCACGACGATACTGATATAGACCCAGGTACTTACTGGTATGACGCTCAATTTGTGGATTCTACAGGCGGCTATCTCTCAAGCTATAGAGGTCGTTTTATCGTTCAATCAGACACTACGCGAACTTAGTTAATAATCCTGTGGATAACTGCTTGACCTTCTCCCCCTTTTAAGGGTATATTCAAGATAAATGCCAGAAGAAACACTTACTGGAATAAAGTATAGGCGCAAGTGTAAATCTTGTGGAGAGATATTTTACCTTAATCCACGCACTGGTCTGAAGTGGGCAGAAGTGGTTTATCATGGGCGTTGATGTATCTGTGGTTATACCGTCAAGGAGCGCTCAGTGGCTTGCCAAAACAGTAAATGCTTTACTGACTAAAGCAGAATCTACAGTAGAAGTTATAGTTGTGTTTGATGGTCGGTGGCCGACACTAGAGGAGATGCCAAAAGAGGACTCTCGTTTAATAATGGTTCATCATGGCATGATTCATGATAACTATGGCATGCGAGAATCTATAAACGCTGGAGTTAGAATTTCAAGTGGCGAGTATCTGCTGATAATAGATGAACAATGCGGTGTTGACCAAGGTTATGACGTTAAATTGGCGAAAGATTGTGGCGAGGACTGGGTAGTTATACCTCGCAGATGGCGGTTAGAACCTGAAACCTGGACGTTAACCAAAGACTCTGAAGGTGACAGACGCCCACCAATAGATTATATGTATGTTGAATACCCCTATGTTAAACCGCTGGATAAAACTCAAGGGCTTCATGGAGCGGAGTGGAAACGACCAGACCGTAAAGATGTAATGATAGATGATTGTCCTACTATGCAGGGGTCGTGTTACTTCTTAAAGCGTAGCTGGTGGGACAAGATACTGCCTGACGGATTAGTCTCTACCCATTATGGGACATTTACGATGGAAGCCCAAGAAGTATCGCTAACCACTTGGTTTATGGGCGGACGGGTAGTAGTGAACAAGAACACCTGGTACGCCCACTGGCACAAAGGTCGCAAAGGAAAAGGCTACGCTTTCACTAATGCTCAATATAAACGCCATCAAGAAGGTATGGAAAAAGGCAGACTGTACGCCATAGACTACTGGTTAAATACAAAAGATTACAAATATGACTGGAATTGGTTTGTAACAGAGAAGTTCCCCGATATGCCTGGCTGGAGTAAAGACTGGCGGGAACGGGTAGAGAAGGACAAACACCACGATTATTCAACCTTGGGCTATGTTAATGATGATTGGCTTTCTAATTTAAGGGAGAAAAATAATGCTGATAGGTGATGGCGATATAGCCTCTGTTTTGCCTGATAATGACGGCTTGCTTTACTTTGCCAGCGGAGTGAGTAATTCTAAGGAAATCAGGGAGAACCAGTACGAGCGAGAAATAAATATGCTCCTACAGCAACCCAGACACGCCCATATCGTTTATTTTAGTTCACTGGCTATATTCTACTCTGACAGCCGTTACGCCCAGCACAAGTGGCAGATGGAGTCCTTAGTGAAGCTAGAGTTCCCTCACTATACTATTATCCGTTTAGGGAACATCACTTGGGGCAAAAATCCCCACACCCTGATTAACTACCTTAAAAAACACCCAAAGGCAGAAATACAGGATGTTTACCGTTATATTTGCGATAAGGACGAGTTTTTACACTGGATTAAACTAATCCCCACCTTTAACTGCGAGATAAATGTGCCAGGTAAAAGATTAAAAGTAAAGGAGATAGTAGATGAGTACGTTAACAAATAGAACAGAATTACCCAAGCTCTTTGCGGAGAAAGGTTTTAATAGGGGCGCGGAAATAGGTGTATTTGGAGGTTACTTCTCCGAATTGCTGTGTAAGAATATCCCAGGTCTTACCTTAATATGCGTAGACATCTGGGGTCACGGAAAATATAAAGCAGCTGAAGACGAAGCCCGCCAACTGCTGAAGGACTACGACACCATCATAATCAAGGACTACAGCGTTGAAGCTGCCAAAGACATTCCTGACGAGTCTCTGGACTTCGTATATATAGACGGAGCGCATGATTACGATAATGTTAAGGCTGATATAAAGGCTTGGGCGCCCAAAGTTAAAATAGGTGGAATTATTGCAGGAGACGACTTCTACTCGTTCCCTAGCGGCAAGGGCGGAGTTATGCAAGCAGTTACCGAGTACACATCACATCACCACTATGACCTCAAGATAACCGAGTGGGATATAGACAACCCTGTAAGGGATGATAGACAACCTTCGTTCTGGTTCGTTAAAACTCATAACAAGGGACCGCAACATCCACACGAGAGAAAGGACTTTGATGGTTTTAGAAGTTGCAAATATAGGTAGAGTAGGGCTAGCTGATGTATTCCGTGAGCTGGACTACAAGATTGGCGTAGAAGTTGGCGTAGCCGCAGGTTGGTACTCCACTAAGATAATGGAACGTAACCCTCAATTACTGCTTTACGGCATTGACCCTTGGATTTCTTACGAGGGCTATACGGACTATAAACTCAAGTCAACTTTCAAGACGCTTGAAGAACAGGCACATGCCCGTTTAGACAAATATCCTAACTATAAGTTTGTCAAAGAGTTCAGTATGGATGCTGTTCAACAATTTGAAGACAACGGCTTAGATTTCGTGTACATAGACGGAAATCACGCTTCACCCTTTGTAGACCAAGACATTAACGAATGGTACAAGAAGGTCAAGCCAGGTGGAATACTAGCTGGGCACGATTACACAAAGACTAAAGGCAGACCTTATCGACCGCCAAACAACAATACTATCGCCGCCACTAATAAGTTTGCAGACGAAAATAAGCTAATCCTGTTTCTTCTAGGCACAAAAGCTATTAGGGAAGGCGAAGTAAGGGACAAGGTACGTTCGTGGATGATATGCAAGTAGCAATTTTATCAGCAAACTTGGGTGACTTTGACAAGGTAGTCGACCCCATTAGACAAAATATCCCTATGTATACTAGCTTTCATCGCTGGACTGATGAGGATTTCCCGCCAATTACAGGTCTTACCCCAAGATTACAGTACCGTATACCCAAGACTCATGGTTGGCAGATGCTACCTGGGTACGATATTTATATGTGGTTAGATGGGTCATTCAGCCTTGCGAAGTCAGATAGTCTTCAGTGGTTCGTAGATAAACTAGGGGACAATGATGTTCTTTTATTCAGCCATCCCCACCGACAGACGGTTAAAGAAGAAGTAGACCATATTGAAGACCACCTGCAAAAAGGCAAACCCTACATTACATCACGCTATAAGAACGGTCTGCACAAAGAGGCTTTGGCTGAACTGGGTGATGGACCGCTATATGCTTCAACAGTTTTTATGTACCGCAATACTTCCGTAGTCCAAGCTGCTTTAATGACGTGGTGGTATCTAGGGAGCCGTTACTTTAGTTGCGACCAGATAGTTCTAACCCATGCTGTTAGAAATCTGAAAGTGGCTGTAGTAGAAGAAAATCAATATAAGTTTCCGTATTTGAAAGAGGTCAGCAAACATGAATAGAATCGCCGTAGTAGTGCCGACTATTAGGGATATACTGCCTTTTTTGCAGGCTTGGGACCCTCTCTTTGAAAAACACAAAGTAGAACTTATAACCGTCTACGATGGCGAAAAGCCTTATGTTCAACGCTTTGCCTCTGAAGGAAGTCTGCCCACCAATTTATACGCTAAGGATATAATGCCTGGTTATGAAGACTGTCTGACTAACTTTAATGGCGGGATTCGTAATCTAGGTTTTGCTTATGTTGCTAAGTACAGACCTGGAATAGATATAATTATTACATTAGATGATGATGTCCGACCGATAGGCGACCCAATTCAAGACCACGTAGACGCCCTGAATATGAAAGTCCCTACAAGCTGGATGTCTACTGCCTCAGAATATATGCGAGGCTTTCCCTACCAAGTTAGAGACGAGGCACAGGTGATGCTGTCGCACGGTGTCTGGGAAGGTGTGGCTGACTGGGACGCGCCAACACAACTTGTTCTAGGTAGCCATAGACCAGTTACCTTCCCCAAAATGCCAGTACCTAAAGGTATCTTGTTTCCTGTTTGCGCGATGAACCTAGCCTTTCGTAGAGAGATGTTACCTTGGATATTCCAAGCCCCTCTAGCTATGGGGATAGGAAGAATGGACGATATATTGGCGGGAATCACCGCAAAGCGAGAAATAGATAAAAAGGGTTGGGCAGCCGTTACAGGTTACGCCAAAGTTCACCACGAACGGGAATCCAACGTCTACAAGAACCTAGAACTAGAAGCTCAAGGCTTTCAGATTTACGAAGATTTCTGGCAGGGTGACGAGTCTCATGAATATATTAAACTATATAAGGATAAACTGGAGTTATGGCAGATTTTCATAAAAACGATTTAACTGCTATTTATTATAGTGCTGAAGAAGCTCCAGAGGAGTTTAGGGCAACGCTATATGAGAACCTAAGAAAAGTTTTTGACGGCACTATTATTACTGTGCTTAAACCTGATAATGTGCCTCGTTCTCAGGCGCAAATATATCGTCAAGTTCTACAAGGTGCAAAAGAAGCCAAGACAAAATATGTAGTTTGTTGTGAGGACGATTGTCTTTATTCACCTGAACATTTCAAGTTTCGCCCCAAGCCTAATCACTGGGGCTATAATATGAACTCTTGGAACATCTATACCTGGGGTGAACCAGTGTTTAGTTATAAAGCACCAGGCGGACGTAGGAACCTGAATGGACTTATATGTGAGAGGGAGTTACTGATTAAGCACTTGGAAGAACGCTTTAGATTGTGGCCTGATGAGGTGGATATAAACATCTTTGGCGAGCCAGGCAAATATGACAACCAACTCGGCACCACTCCTTACCCTTCGGAGTATTTCTACCCGAACCCGCCAAATATAGTGTTCTCTCATCAGAAGAACTTGCAATTTGAGGGACTAGGAACCCGCAAAGCACTAGGTCAAATAAGAGCAGTAGGTCTACCATATTGGGGAACCGCTGAAAAAATAAGGAGTTACTATGATGGATAAAACATCAAGCCCAAAACCACCAAAGAAGGAACAGTATAAAATGGACTTCAAAGACGCCTTAATAGAAGTTTTGGTTGGCAAATCTATCACCAAACTGGAATGGGGCGATAAACAATATCACGGTCTGCTAAAAGATGAGAAGCTAATGTTACACAAGCCTGATGGCAAATACTACGATTGGATAATAAGTGAAGGTGATATGCGCTCTGACGATTGGATTACCTTGTGAAAGTCCACCAAAATATCGTTATAGATGACGTGGATTATGGCGATACAGCTAGCCGTAAAAACTCTAAGTTCTGTAATGAAGGAAAATGGAATAACTTTATTGAGCCTCTCTTACCTGAAGGACGGGTATTTGTGGAATTCGGCTCTAATGCAGGGATGTTCCTTAAACTAGCCAGAGAGAAATATCAAAGAGTCATTGGGCTTGAACGAAACAAAAACGACTGTAAGGTAGCTGAACAGTACCTCAAAGGTAGTTGCAAGATAATCTGTCGCCAAATAGACGAGAACCTCAAAGATATTCCTCTAGCTGATGTTGTCTTAATGGCGAACTTCCACTACCACCAAAACATTGACGAATTTCGCCGATTACTAAATGTATTAGAGACCAGAGCTTGCTACGTTATAGTGGTGTCGGCACTTGTTAAAGTCCCCCACTGGCGAGCCCAACCTGACCAAGACAATGTTAAAAGTTACTTCAGACACTGGGAACTTATTAAAGAAATTCCCTTGACTACTGACCCGTCTGACCCTCACCCTAGAGAGATGTTCGCTATGCTATTCAAATCGCCTAAACTCCAACGCCTTAACGCCGACCAAATCAATGTTAGAAATCTAGTTAAGATGGAAGGATTCTACCTAAAACAATTCGCTGAGTTAGCTACTAAAGGGAAGGGCTACGAGAAATCTGGTCACTTCAAAGTCCAGCGTACTCGGCGCAAATTAAAGTGGTCAGAAGAACGCTTAATTGAGTTCATAGAGGGAAAGTACGCTCTCATTCGTAATGTGGCGACCAATGGACAGTATGAACCCCTAATCCTAAACAAAGACTTTGAGTTGGTTGATGGACTACATAGATATATGGCACTTTCCGCAAATGGTGAAAATGATATGATTGTGAGGATTTTATGAAAGATTACGATTTTTCAATCTGCATACCTGCAAGAAATGAGCAGTTCATTAGCAATACGGTTGCTGATATTCTTAAGAATAAGCGAGGTAAGACAGAAGTAATCGTAGGTTTGGATGGAGAATGGGCTGACCCAGAAATAGCTGACCACCCTGACGTAACAGTTGTTTATGTACCTGAATCGCTTGGTCAGAGAGCTATGCAGAATAGGTTAGTAAGGTTAAGCAGGGCTAAATATGTCGCTAAATGTGATGCCCATACTTGTTATTCAGAAGGCTTTGATGTTGAACTAATGAAGACCTTTGAGGAATTAGGCGATGATATTACTGTTGCGCCTGAGATGCGTAACTTATGGGCGTATGACTGGAAGTGTATGAAGTGCGGTTCTAGGTGGTATCAAGGTCCAAAACCAGTGGCTTGTATGAAACGAGGTAAGAATACCAGTGAAATACTACCAAATCCTNATTGTGACAATACTGAAAAGTTTACCCAGAGAATAGTGTTTACACCCCGTCCCGATACCCCTCACGCCACATCTTATAGGTTTGATAATGACCTTCACTTCCAGTATTTCGACCAGTATAAGGCCAAACAACAAGGTGATTTGGTAGAGAGTATGAGTTTGCAGGGTTCGTTCTTCATGGCTACCAGAGAAAACTACTTGAAAAAAGAACTGTGTGATGAGTCATGGGGTAGCTGGGGCCAACAAGGCTCAGAAGTCGCTATTAAGACTTGGCTATCAGGTGGGCGAGTAATCATAAACAAACGCTGTTGGTACGCCCACCTATTTAGAACACAACCAGGTTTCTCTTTTCCTTATCCGCAGTCTGGTAGAGGCCAGCAAAAAGCTAGAGATATATGTAACGAGATATTCAAGAATAATAAGTGGCCGCAACAGCAAAAACCTTTGAGTTGGCTGGTTGAACGATTTATGCCAGTACCAGGGTGGGCTGATGCTGACTTAGCAGAGCTGAAGGAAGTACCGCTACATGGCAAGCCGTAGTATTATCTACTACACTGATTCGGAACTGGACGAGAAATTCGCCAAACCTGTTCGCAACCAATTACTAAAGATGAACTTGCCCATAGTTAGTACTTCGCTTAAACCTCTAAACTTTGGATATAACGTAGTGGTTAAGGGCAAGAAAGGCTATGGGACTTTATTTAAGCAGATACTTATAGCTTTAGAAAACAGTGATGCCGATATAATATTTCACGCCGAGCATGATAACTTAATGCACCCCTCGCATTTTGACTTCATACCGCCAACTAAAGATGAGTTTTATTACGACTTGAATTGGTGGAAAATACACAGTGATGGCGTAGCTCTGCACTGGGATGCAGCCCAGGTTAGTGGCCTTTGTTATTACCGAGAATTAGGTCTTAAATGGTATAGGGAGCGTGTCAAAACCTTTGATGCAAAGAACTTTGACCGCAAATTTGAGCCAACAGTTAATGACTTATACGAAACATGGTGGGCTAAATACCCGTCGATTGATATTCGTCATGACCATAATCTGACGTATAATAAGAGAGGTATAAATGATTTTCGAAATAAGGCTGCAATTATAAATTTCCACGAAATTAAAATAGAAGACATCCCTGGATGGAGTTTGACTGCCAAAGATATTTACTAATGTGATATTATTAAGCTGTAAAACAAACACGAAAGAGAGGATAGTCCTCTGGCAGACACCAAAGTCACGGGCTTAACTGAAAACACCGCACCAATCTCTACTGATATTGCGTTAATAATTGATGACCCAGGTGGTACGCCTTTACCTCAAAAAGTTACTCTAGCCAATCTAGCTCAGGGGCTTGGTGGAGCTTGGCCTTCCTGGGCTATTACATGGACTAACTTAACAGAGGGAAATGGAACTGAAACTGCGTCTTATATTCAAGTAGGGAAAACAGTGATAGCAAGATTTCTATTTACTTTTGGCTCAACGTCATCAATCGGTGGTTCTGTCAGCTTATCACTTCCTGTAACAGCAGCAACTTATGATAGCTTAACCCCTGTTGGGACTATTCAATGCTTTGATGCCTCAGGAGCAAATCTTTTTGGGCCAATTTTTATTTCGTCAACTACGCTTGCTAACATAAAAGTACATACTGCTAGTGGCACTTATCTTGCCCAAAGCAACCTATCTTCAACAGTACCATTCACTTGGACAACTAGCGATAAAATAGTTGGACAGTTTGTATACGAGGTTGCGTAATGTCTAAAAAAAAACTTATAGAATAATCTCAAAGGCTAGAAATGGCTGACTACTATCTCTTAGAAGACGGCTCGTCTTACTACCTTTTAGAAGATGGTACTAGTAAATACATAATTAATGAGGGTAGCTCGCCTTCTGCTTCGTTATCACCTTCTGCTAGTTTAAGTCCCTCAGCTTCGCTATCACCCAGTTCTTCAGCTAGCGCAAGCCGTAGTCCGAGTGCATCTTTAAGCCCAAGCTCGTCAATTAGCGCTTCTCTTTCTCCAAGTGCATCTACAAGTCCTTCTGCTAGTCTGAGTCCTTCGGCTAGTGTTAGCGCCTCCCGTTCGCCGAGTGCCAGCCTTTCTCCTAGTAGTTCTGTATCAGCTAGTTTATCTCCTAGTGCATCCTTATCCCCAAGCGCTTCTGTTAG